GGTTTCAGCAGAAATCTCTTTGGCTTGGAAAATGAAAAGATAAGTGTATTATAAGGAGTGATATGCCAAAAGGATATGGATATGGTGGCTCAGGGTCATCAGGTAGAAGAAATAGAAGAAGAAGAAGAAACACAAGAGGTAAAAAATAATGGATTGTTGTGGTAACGGTTGTTGCAAAGGTGGTAAGTAGTGGCATTCATTCACGGTAAAGACACCAAAGTAATTATAGACTCAACAGACTTGAGTGCTTATCTCAATAGTGCAGAGCCTTCAAGAACTGCTGATGTAGGAGAGACTACAACTTTTGGTAGCTCTAACAAAACTTATATCACAGGAGAAAAGGACGCAACTGTTTCTTTTGGTGGATTCTTTGACTCAACGGCAGACAATATTATTCAAGGTTTAATCGGAACTAATGACAAAGTTGCAGTTATTGGTTTTGACGGTATTGACGCAACAGACGATTGTATGTTTGGTAAAGGCGTAACAACTAACTATGGGATTTCAAGTCCTGTAGGAGATGTTGTTGCAGTAACCTTTGACTTACAAGCAAGTGGTTTCTTTAGTGGTAGCGTACTTGAAAACGCAACTGTAACGGCTACAGGTAACGGAACTGCAAGAGATAATGGAAGTTCTACTGCTAATGGTGGTGGTGCTTTTATAGTAGCAACAACAGTAAGTGGTAGCACACCAAGTTTAACTGCTAAGATTACACACTCAGCAGATGATGTAACTTATGCAGACTTGGTAACATTTACTGCTTTGACTTCAGCAGGTGCAGAAGTAAAAGAAATTGCAAGTGGTACAACAATAAACAGATACTTAAAAGTTGTTTATACTGTATCAGGAACTACTCCAAGTTTTGCTGTTATAGTTGGACTTGGAAGAAATAATTAAAGGAGAAATTTATGGCATTTACACACGGTAAAGATTCAGTTTTTAAACTTGATAACTCAGGTGGCTCATTAACTGATATTTCAACTTATGTAAATAATGTGGACTTCCCTGAAACAGCAGA